CTGCGCAAACGTGAGCATCGTGCGCTGCTCTCCCCTCGACGCTTCGGATTTGGGCATGCTCCATCCTCCCTGAATAGTTGCGCTCGACGCAACTATTGCCTACTCTCGTTCTTGGCAACACCGAACGGCCCCGGCCGGGAGCGGCTACTCCCATACGGCCGGGGCCTGACCAACCCAACACCTCCAAGCACTGGGCGGTCACGATGACGAAGGTAGCTCACACCAGCACCACCAGCACAGACACCCCGCGCCTCCCGGTCCCCCGCGACCTGCCCGCGCTTCCCGGCAGTCCCGCCGCCGAGCTGCAGGCCCGGATCGACGCCTGGGACGTTCGCATCCCGACCGCGCCGAAGACGGCCACCCTGACCGCCGCACAGCTGCAGCGCGAGATCGACGCCGCCAAGCAGCACGACCCCTACCTGCTCGGTGGCAGCGAGTCCCTCGACCACATCGGCCAGCCGTACGCCTGGGGTGCGCTGTGAACGGCCCCGAGCACTACCGCGCGGCCGAGAAGCTGATGAAGGACGCCATGCGGACGTCGCGCGACGACGACGAGCTGGCAATGCAGTTCCTCGCCGCCGCGCAGGTCCACGCCACCCTCGCACTCGCCGCCGCGACTGCTCTCGCGCAGGGTACGGCGGCCGAGAACGGCGAACGGGTCGTCTGGCGGCGAGCGGCGGGCGTTTCCTACAACGACGTCCACGCCCCGGCTGACAAGGACTAGCCCCCACGAGCTGGTGGGCGCACGGGTGGCACAGTCCCCGCCCGCCCACCGACTACCCCCGCGGGCGTCGATCCCATCCCCCACGGCACGACGCCCGCGGGCCAACCAGCCCACCAACCCATCCGCCCCTACAACCCGAAGCCCCCGACCGACCCGCCGGGCAGCACCCCCGCTGCCCGGCCCAACCCCAGCCCGTCCCCGGCAACTGGCCGGCACCGCCGCCAAGGGCGAGACGAGGCACCAGGCCCAGCCAACCAGGCCGGGCCACGACACCAAGGAGCACCGCATGTTCAACCGAGGCGACCGAGTCGAGGTGGTCAGCGACAACTACGCCGAGACCCCCGCTGCATCCTTCACCGGCCGCACCGGCGAAGTCACCGGTGCCGACAACCGCATCGTCACCATCCAGTTCCCCGGCGAGACCAGCCCCAAGGGCTTCGGCCACGAGGAGGTCAAGCGCAGCAAGTAGCCCGCACCAGCCGCCCCCACCCACCCGCCGGGCCCACAACGGGCCCGGCCCAACCAGGAACGCACCAGCCGAAAGGAGCCCGGACATGCGAGCCACTTCGATCCAGACCGCCGTCACCGGCATCGTCGCCACCGCGGCCGGACTTCTCTCCGCCGTCTACGTTCCCGGCCTCATCCCCGCCATCGCCGTCGCAGTCCTCTGGTACCTCGCCGTCATCGGCATCGCAGCCAAGCTGCTCCACCTCGCGCCCGGCCAGCACATCGCCGACACCACCCGCCTCGTCGTCCGCGTCACGGCCAGCACCATCACCGTCATCGCCGGACTGCTCCTCAACTGGCTCGCCCGACTCGACCACGTCATCGCCAACGCACAACAGCAGGCCCCCACCACCGTCTACAGCCGCGCCGCCTGAAGGAGGCCACCACCGTGACCAGCACCCAGCAGCCGGAGCGCAGCGCCATCAACCGCGCCCGCGCCATAGCGCTCTGGGCCCGCGACAGCGGCCTCGGCAGCTTCGGCTTCGCCCTCGTCCTCGGCGTCGCCCTGTCCGGATGGTCCGCCAGCTTCATCGGCCTCCACGACTTCGGCGTCCACCACATGCACCTCAGCAACGGTGCCGCGTGGCTCGTCCCCGCGACCTTCGATGGCGCCCCCGCCGGCCTGTCGATCGTGGTGATGCGGGCCGGCATCCACGGCCGCTCCGCGCTCCTGTGGCGGCTCCTGATCGTCGCGTTCACGGTGCTGTCGTCGTGGATCAACTACGAGCACATCAACGACCCAGTCGGCCGGATCGTCGCCTCGTTCATGCCCCCGTCAGCGGTGATCCTCTTCGAGGGCCTGATGTCGGAGGTTCGTGCCGCAGCGCACCGCCGCGACGGGCGCACCATCCGGCCCCGCCTCCACCCGCTCCGGTTCGTCTTCGACTGGTCCGGAACGATCGACATCATCCGCTCCTACGTCCTTGGTCTGCCGCTCCCGGAGACGCTGTCCGTGGCGGTCGCTGAGGCGCTTTCGGAGCGCCCGACCGTGGCGGCCGTGCCCGCCATGAAGGCGCCCCGGAAGGACGCCACAGAGCGCCCTGCCGTGGCACCCCAGAGCGCCATGGCGGACGCCACGCAGAGCGCCCTGGACGCCATCGGAAGCGCCACAGAGGGCGCCACCGTAGCGCCACGGAAGCGCCCCGAGAGCGCCCCCAAGGCCGCCACCAAGGCGACCCGCAAAGCGCCCTCGGAGCGCCCCAAGAACGACATCCGTGGCGCCGCACGCGACGCCATCAAGGCGCTCTACACCGAGCACGGAAAGCGCCCCATCGAGTCCCAGATGATCGCCGCTCTCAAGCAGGCGAAGCTCCCGCACTCGCGTCAGTTCGCGAACGCGCGCCGCCTGGAGATCGAGAAGGAAGACCCCAGCCTGGCCGCGCTCGGCCAGGACAACGTCCGCTCACTGACCGGAACCGACAGCTGATGAACCACCGACCGCTCGAGCCCACGGAGACCGAGACCATGAACCAGCCCCAGGACCGCGCGTCGGTCTACAACGACTACCCGGTGCGGAAGGAGTCCGTGCCGCAGCCCCGCCAGCCTGAGCCGCGCGGGTTGTCTCCTCGGGCGAAGGCCGGCATCGCGGCGGGCGGTGTGGTCCTGGCTGCGACCGGGATGATCGCCTGGTCGCAGTACGAGACCGGGCAGACGAACGCGAGCGTCGCGAAGGCCCAGCTCGCGCTGGAGCAGGAGCGGCTGGACCTGCAGATCCAGCAGCAGGAGAACCAGGCCGCGAAGGCCAGCAGCCAGGAAACCGCAGCTCAGAAGGCCCGTCGTGAGGCGGTCGAGAAGTGCGTCGCCGCGGCCGGCAACAGCTACAACGGCGTCGCGGACTGCGCGCAGGCGTATCCGGCGGTCGACTCCACCGGTGCGCTGACCAGCAGCCAGTCCGTGGCCAGTGCGACGCCGACGAACGGGTCGAGCTCCGGTGTCGGCCTGGTTGTGCTCGGCGGCGTCGGCATCTTCGCGGCCGGCGGCTGGGCGAAGAAGCGCCTGTTCCGGCAGCCCTGAGTCATCTCCCCCCACCCACCCCCCACCTTGGGGAGAGCGCGCCTCCCACGCCCATTAGGGCAGGTCAGAGCCCCGAGAGCGGCTCTCTCGCCCTCGGGTGGGGGGTGGGTGGGAAGTCACCGAAAGGAAGGAGTTCGTGATGGCAACGCCCACCGCGCCGACCGTCGACACGCCGTCGCGTGAGGCCGCCCCGGAGGCTGCGAAGGGTCCTCTGGCGTCGATCCTGACGCCGGTCGAGCCTGCGCGGCCCGTGGAGCGGATCGGTACGACGGCGACGATGGCCGAGGAGCCGGTCCCGGCGGGCGTTGAGAACAGCAAGCCGGCGAAGTCTTCCGGCCGGAGCAGCCAGGCGCAGGACAGCCACTGGGCTGCCCTCGTCCGTGCCGTTGCCTCGCGCATAGGGCGCACGGGGACGACGCGGAACTTCAAGCACACCATCAGCGAGTCCCGGGCGAACGGGAACCAGGTCAACACGGCGAACCGCATCACCCGCGATGCGAAGCAGCACCACATCGCGCAGAACCGCGACACGCGGGACGCCAAGGTTGCGGACCTCAACAACAAGATCCGTCAGCACCAGGGCCGGGACAGCCGCGACGCGAAGTCGTCCGACAACCGGGCTGCGACGAGCGCCTCGAGGAACGGGCGGGACGTCAAGGACCACCGCGACGCGAAGGCTTCCGACGCGACCGCGGCGAAGAAGGACGCCGCGACGAAGGACTCCACCAGCAAGGCCGACCAGACCGCCCGGGACGCCAAGACGGCCAGCAGCACGGCGCAGAAGGACGCCACCGCAGGCAAGGCAGGCCAGGACACCAAGACCAGCGACAGCGCGGTGAAGAAGGACACCGCCACGAAGACCACCGCGCCCAAGACCGGGCGCGGCGACACGACCCCGACCAACACCACGACCCCCGCCGGCCAGGACCGGCCCCGCACCCAGCCATCCCGTGAGGCCGGCTACCACGACGGCACCCGTGCCGCGAAGGTCGCCGGCCACGTCAAGGCGTACCGGGACGGCGCCAAGGACGGCTACGCCGACGGAACCGCCGAATACGAGCAGGAGAAGCGCCGCATGGACGACGCGAAGGCCCGCAACGCCACCAAGCCCGCCGGTCCCGTCAAGCCCGAGATGGCGCCAGCAAGCGGGTCGACCGTCGACCTCGCCAAGAAGGACACCCTCGCGCAGCCGACGGACACGGTGCCGGTGGTCCTCACCGGGATCAGCGACCGGACCGTGTCCTTCGACGCCGACGGCGCCTCCCACACCCTGTCCCGCGTCGAGGTCCGCACCCTCAAGGGCTTCGAGCGGCGCATCGCCGCCAAGGCGCCCGTGCTGCAGAAGGTCGCCGAAGGCAGCAAGGTCGCCCGCACCCGGGCCGCCGAGCACGCCACCCGCGCCCAGCAGCTCGCCGAGCTCGCGAAGGACGTCAAGGGCGGCGACCGGCTCGTCGCGAAGCTGCTCCGTCTCGCCGAGCAAGCCAAGGCCCTGCAGGCCCGCACCGAGGAGGTCGAGAAGCACGCCCAGCGTGGCGCCGAGGCCGTCAACGTGCTCGTCGCCAACGCCAACACCCGCCACGGCGGCATCTACCGGGCCGTCGCCGACAGCCCGCTCACCTCCCCGGCGGAGCGGGAGTTCTACCAGGACAAGGAGGGCAACTAGTCATGGCCGCAGACCTGACCTACCGGCAGCTGGTCAAGGCCGTGCGGGAACTAGCCCGTGAGGTCCGCCGCGACACCGAAGCCCACCGGAAGCTGGCCCTGAAGCAGCAGGAGGAGGCGAAGGACACCGGGCACATCGCCGAGCAGATCGCCGCCCTCGGCGTCGACGCCGCCACGGTCGCGGAGACCCGCGAGGTCGCCCGGATCATGCAGGGCCTGTCCGCCAGCGCCCTCTCCTACGCCAGCACGGCCGACGAGGCCTCCCGTGCGGCCAAGGCCGCGGAGAGCGAAGCCGTCACCACCCACGGCAGCATCCAGGAAGCCGTCGACCGCTCCCCCGTCCCCATGGCCAACGCCGCCTTCTACACCCAGGAGTAGCCGTGACCACCCACCAGCCCACCGTCACCGCCGAGGTGGTGCGGTCCCCGACCGCCGAGAAGCGGTTCGCGGTCGCCGAGATCGCCGCCCCCGTCGTGACCGCCGCCACGATGGCTTTCCTCGACCCGCACGCCGCCGGAACCGTCAGCTGCTTCCTCGCCGCCCCCGCCGCTCTCGCCGGTGCCGCCATCACCGGGCTGCTGCCCGAGCATGTCCTCCACCAGCTGCCTGGCGGCGACGTCGTCCACGCTCACCGCGTCCCGTTCATCGTGTCCGCCACCGCGGTCGGCATTGCCGCCGCGACCGGAACCGTCAACGGGAGCGCCGGGATCGACGCCCTCCTCTTCGGATGGATGACCCTCCCGTCCTGGGCTGGCATTGTCTCGGTCGCCTGGTGGTCCGCGACCGGCCTGGTCGGCTACTCCCTGCGCCGCGTCCTCGGAGGACACCGGCGCCCCGCCATCGCCGCCGCCCCCGTGCAGACGGCGCAGGCCGCGCCCGACACCCCCGCGAACCGTGTGCTGCTCGACTGGCACAACTACATCTCCAGCGACAGCGGCGCGCACCCCGGCCAGCACCTGCACCTCACCGCCCACGGCCCCGACGCGTGGCAGGGAGTCATCGAGGCCGCCCCCGGCCGGCAGGTCACCGTCACCGCCGACACGATCTCCGGCGTCTACCGCTACCCCGCCGAGTGGATCAGCATCAGCGACGGCCCCCACGCCAGCTCCAAGCACGTCCTCGTCCGCACCACCGCGCCCGCCATCGAGGAGCGCCAGTACAGCGCCCTCGAAGGCTTGTGGCTCCAGCGAGTCGGCCACAAGGCCGGCTGCATGCCCGGCACCCACCTCGAAGGCGCCATCCCCGACCCGGCCACCGGCGGCGTCGCGGCGTGGATCGTCGCCGACGACGACACCGACCACATCGTCATGCCCGACCTGTCCCGCATCGCCGGCGCGCTGCGCACCACCCCGCTCCTCGTCGCGGTCGAGAAGACCCCCAACCCGCGCAAGGCCAAGCTCCGCCTCATGGACCGCTCCCCGCTCGAGGACGGCAAGCCACTCCCCGGCCCCGAAACGCTGCGCGCCAACAAGAACGGCTTCGTGACCATCGGCACCGGCATCTCCGGCCGCCCCGCCCGCGTGCAGCTCTTCGACCCCCAGGGCGGCGCCCGGCACGTCGTCGTCGTCGGCGTCACCGGATCCGGCAAGGGCGGCATCATCCAGCTCCTCGCGCTGGCCTACCACGTCAACGGCGTCGCCACGATCTACGCCGACCCCAAGGGCTCCTCCAACCCCGACGTCGAGGACATGGCCGCCCACCCCGGTTGCGGCCGGGACCGCGCCATGGGTGCCCTGCGCGTCGGCTACGCCCTCCTGCAGCACCGCATCGCCGAGTCCGAGCGGCTGCGCATGAAGAACTTCGTCGCCACTCCCGAGCGGCGCTGGACCGCGGTCATCCTCGACGAGATGGCGCAGCTGCTGGGCGATAAGTCCCCGTACCAGGCCGAGGCGTCGTTCATCATCGCTGCGCTGGCCGAGCAGGGCCGCTCGCTGGGCATCGCCCTCGTTCTGTGCGGTCAGATCCTCAACCTCGACAAGATGGGCGGCGACACGAGCATCCGCGACAACGTCTTCTACGGCGGCGCCCTGGTGCTCCTGCGCTCCGACGGCGCGCAGCGCAACCGTGTCGACCTCCCGGAGGCGTTCGACGGTATCGACCCCTCGCGGATCCCGGCGTTCTGGGCCTCGGACGACGACACCCTGGTGTACGACCCCGAAGTGCCCGACGACGACCCGCGGCGGACGTTCGGTGTCGGCTACGTCGTCGGCCCGGACGAGCGCGCGGAGATGATGCGGGCCTGGATCCTCGAGTCCGCCAGCGGGATGTACGACCCCAACCGGATCCCAGTCCCGGGCGACTTCCCCGACTGGGACGACTGCGACGAGATCGCCCTCGCCTCGGTCCTCGACGACGGCATCAGCGACGACGAGGACGGCGCAGGAGGCGGCTGGACGCCCGGCCCGGCCCGGACCGTAACGAAGGAGCTCACCGCCGAGGAGAAGATCCGGCTCGCCCTGGAGGAGCGCCGCGACCCGATCGGCCTGGACGTCGGCTACCTGCACCTGGACCAGATCGAGCAGATGACCGGCGTCGCCCGCAAGACGATCGAGAACACCGTCTCCCGGATGGTCAAGGCCGGCACGCTCACCCGCAACCCCGACAACCGCGGCGAGTACGGGCTGCCGCTGCCCGCCATGGCCGACGCCAACTGACCCAAGGAAGGAGCTCTCGTGTTCGACATCCGCCCCACCGCCGCGGTCCACCTCCGCGAAGCCCTCGAAGCCGCCAGCAACGGCCAGGGCGCGAAGGCGATCGCCGCGCTCATGCACATCGACGGCCCCTCCTGGGTCGCCATCGAGGACCGACTCTCCGTGCTCGGCACCGACCTGGCCACGGTCCTGGCCTCCGCTACCGCCTCAAACGGGGCGGTCGACGCCCGATGAGTGGTCGCGCTCTGGCCCGGTTCGTACATCGAGTGCTGCGGCTCATCGACCGGCGCGCAGGCCAGGCGATCTTCTGGATTTGCATCCTCGGGATCCCGCTCGCGTCGTGCGGCGGCCATGGCTGAGCCCTACTGCCGGGCGCGCGCTGTGGCAGTGCATCCGGTTTGTCACCGTCCAGTTACGGCAACACGCGCTGTCAGACCCACCCACCAACATGGAATCAACCACCCGACGGGGGAACCCAAATGAGCTTCGACGACCTGCCCACCAGACGCCCCAATGACCCGCCCATCCCCGGCCCGCACCGCATCGTCGGCGAAGAAGGCATCACCCACCACGTCGTCTTCGCCGGACCCAACACCTGGCCCAAGCCGACGAAGCAGCCTCTGATCGCCCGCATCGGCCTCCGCGTCCTCGACTGGATCGCCGTCCCCGTCGGCATCGTCGCCGGAGCGTTCCTCGCCATGGCGTGGGGCTCCCTCGACGACAAGGCCCGCATCGCCGTTGCCACGTTGACCCTGCTTGCGATCGCTGGGCACCTCACGATCCGCCGCACCAGGCGCCGCAAGGTGCGAAACTGACTCGCATGGCGAACAAGCGCATCGAGCACACGGCCGACCGTGGCCAGCACCTCACCCTCGACGAAATAGCCACCTGGGTCCAGGACGCGATGCGCGCCGGCGCCGACGGCAGCACAGTGGTCGAGGCCCGGGTGTCGCTCGGAGGGAAGCTCCAGAAGATCGGTGTCGCCACCACCAGCGCGGCCCGCGCGGACAGCACCACGTGAGCGGTTACCGCCGCAGGCGTCGCCGACTGGTCCGGTTCGACATGTACCCCCGCAGGATCCGCGTCCCGCGCGGCTGGCTCGGCCTGTTCATCCTGACGCTGCGCATGGCCACCGTGATGTTCGGCTTCATGATCTGGCTGTGCGTGATCCTGGGCCAGCTCTGCTGGTGGGGCGTCAGCGACCTTGCTCTCCTCACACGCCGCAGCTCGAAGCCTGCCCTGCCGCGTGTGCAGGTGAGTGCGCTGACGGACTTCCAGGCCATGACGCCGCTGCAGTTCGAGCATGCCCTCGCCGGCCTCTGCCAGCGCGACGGCTGCACGCACGTGCAGGTGGTCGGCGGGGCAGGGGACCTCGGCGCGGACGTCATCGCTACCACCCCCGACGGACGCCGCATCGTCATCCAAGCCAAGCGGTACGCTCCGACGAACAAGGTCGGCTCACCGGAGGTCCAGAAGGTCGGTGGCACCTACGCGGTCGTGCACCACGCCCAACTCGCCGCCGTCGTCACCACCTCCGGGTTCACGCCCGCCGCCACAGAGTACGCCCGCCAGGCCGGTATCCGGCTCTTCGGCGCGCGAGAGCTCGCCGGCTGGGTCCACAGGACCGGACCCGCACCCTGGCACTGAAGGTTCGCACTGATCGCAGAGGGCTCCGCCATCCCCCGGGCGGAGCCCTTTTCGTTGCGCCTCAGGCAACCGCAAGCAGGAGGCCCACCTCGTAGGGCCTGTCCTCTTCCTCCAGGTACCGGGACCATGTGGCCAGCAGCATGATGTCCACGCCGTCGCTGCGCTCGTTGACGTGCTGCTTCGTCCAGGCGGCGGCCAACGCCATGGCTTCGGACTCCGTGTGCCCGTAGAACCGCATGTTCGGGTTCAAGGACACGGCCGACTGCTCGCCGTCAGCTTCCTTCGCCTGCTCTTGGAGGAAGTCCAAGGTGCGGTCTTCGATGCTGATGGCGCCGTCGGCGCTGAAGTTCTCGAGTGTGATCGGATACATGATCAGGACCCTAGCGCCCGCTAGTCGGACGTGTTGTGCTGATCAGCCTGCCGCGAGATGCGTGCCGCGGCGCTGGGCTACCTCGACGCTGATCGCCCGAACCGTCCAAGAGCCGTCATGGGAGATGCGGTCCGTGGGCCGGCCGACGAGTTCCATGCCGAGGGTTCGGAGCACCAGCGCCCACGCTTCGGCCTCGTGCTTGGAGTCGACGCTCAAGTGAAGTCGGGCGCTCATGAGGTCATGATGCATCCAGGCTCGGACATTTTGGGGCGGAACGCGGTAATCGGCAGCCCATTCGGTTCATGTGACACAGCGTGAGGGCGCATACTGTGCGTAGTCCCTGTTCACCTCCTGCCCCGGGAGGCTGCACCGTGCCCGTCTTCCCCGCCCCGCTGCACGACCCCGACCAGGAACCCGAGTACCGCTGCACCAACTGCTCCCGCCTCCTCTTCGCCGACGAGCTGGAACGATTCGCCTGCCGCATCTGCGAGCAGCGCGCGCGAGACCATCTCACCGCGCTTCCGGGCCTGTACGACCAGTTGGCCGATCTCCTAGCTCCTGGGAGCAAGAGTGCCGACAGCGGCCGTGTGAGCGTCGGCCGTGCCGCGCCGCTCCCGGTCAGCTTGCACGTCCTCGACATGCGCGGGCCCGGCGGGATCGTTGCCGAACTGGTGGCGATCGAAGAGGCATGGCGAGCGTCGCTGCGATGGACCGCCACGCCGTTCCGCGGGAGCTACGAGCAGACGATCCGCGGTACGACGTTGTTCCTTGCTAACAACGCGACCTGGGCGTGTTCGTCGTACTCCGAGGTCGCGTTCGACCTGGACGTGATTCGCCAGCTCCGGACGAAGGCAGAGTCCGCTGTCACCGGGGAGCGGCGGCGCCGTGTCGCTGTCACCTGTCTTGCGGAATACGACGACGGAACACAGTGCGGCGCGGAGTTGCGGATCGACGTCTCCGCTTCGGTGACGCGCTGTCGGGAGTGTGGCGCGGAGTGGGGGCGCGAGGACTGGGTTCGGCTCCACGACGGCATGCAGGCGGCAGCATAGAAGAGCGGCCCCGGAATTACCGGGGCCGCTCTCCCGCGCCTGCCCTACCTGGCCGCGCCTGGCCGCGCGAGGACTAGCCGAGACGAGCCGTGCCGCGCCTGCCAAGTCGCGCCAAGCCGAACCGAACCGAGCCGAGACCCGCCGTGACGCGCCGTCCTTGCCGAACCTGCCTTGCCGTGCCATGTCACGCCCCGACCAGCCACGCCTGCCAAACCGGGACCTGCCATACCGCCCCCCGCCGAGACACGCCTCGCCTGCCGAACCATGCCAAGCCAAGCCGGGACCTGCCTAGCCGCACCGGACCGGGCCTGCCTAACCGTGCCTGGCGATACCTCGCCTAGCCACACCAACACCATGCCTGCCACGCCTGGCCCTGCCAAGCCATGCCCCCGCAAGCCACGCCTGCCGCGCCTGGCCTTACCACGCCTTGCCTAGCCTGACCGCGTCTCACCATGCCTGCCACGCCTTGCCGGACCGAGACAAGCCAAGCCATGCCTGCCGCGCGATGCCTAGCCTCGCCGGACCAAGCCGTACCTGCCAGACTACGCAGCTTCGCCCAAATCCCGGCGGATCATCCCCGCGAACTCAGCGAAGTCCTTGTACCGCCGGTACAGCTCCTTCCAATCTCGCTCCATCTCAGCGAGCGCGATCTTCCGCCGAACCGGGTCTTCGACGACTTCCTCGATCGGGTCGTAGACGTGCCCCTCGGGCGTGGGGATCGCAACGAACGCGCGGATCAGCCGCGGCGGCTCGTCGCTTCCATCCTCCGGCTCCCGATACACGATCTTCGCCTTGCGGATCAACTCCTGGGCCTGCTGGCGCCGGTACGCCTCGCCGGCCACCGTGTCGTCCCACTCGAAGCGGGAGTGCAGCGGGTGCTCGGGGTTCCGGGCCACGTCGACAACGATCTGCGGAGTGAGCTTCCCCCGCTGCTCGCGGACGGCCAGCAGCTCGTCACGTATCACGGCGGTCATGCCGCGCTCCGCTCGGGCTCGTCGGTGACGATGCCGACCTCGCGCGCGGGGTCAACGCGGTAGGTGCCGAAGTCGCCGTCCTTCTCGGGCCGCCACTCTCCAACACCCACGCCCATGCCGCCGGCGTCGATGAGGGACAGCACGGAACCCTTCGTCAGGGCCGAGGTGACGTAGCGAACTTCGAGGGTGGCGCGCCACTCGGAGAATTGCGGCCGGTAACGCAGATCCGAGCCATTACGACCGACGGTAACGACATCCTCACGCATTGTCGGTTCGCCGTCGATGCGAATGAGCGCGCGGCCGTCATCGCCCCGCTCGCCGTGCACGAACATGAACTGCTTGAGCGCCGTCATGGTCACGCCAGAATAGAATCGGGCACCCCCGACGGTCGCAGCCTTGAAGGCGAGCGCCGGGAATCCGTAGCCGCCGTCGGCGAGGCGGTAGAACGCGGCCTCGTACTCGGCCTGCGGGTTCTTGGCAACCTTGGGGGTCTTGCGTCCCTGCATGTTGTCGAGCATCTGCTTCTTGGCCTTCTCGCTGAAGCGGTGGACCAGGAGCGGCGTCGTGCCGACGATGGGGACGAGAAGCGTCTCGGTGCCAATTCGGGTGATCTCAATGGCGTCAGACATGGATATCCCCTTGAGGAATGGGAGGGTTGAGCCAGCCTCCGCGCCACGAACCGTGAAATTAGTATAGGAGATACAGCGACACTTTGTGTGCGAGAAGGAACTTGACAATCGCTCAGACCGAAGTCATCGTGTGATCCAATGGCGTTACGAGTCGAAGGGCAGCCCTCATGGGCGGCCCTTTTCTGCATTTCAGCAGGGGGTGTGCATGGACCCCATCCTCGTCACCGCCAAAGAGGCTTCCCTGTGGACCGGCCGCCCCGTCGGAACGATCTGGCGCTGGGCTTCCGAGCGTCGCATCAGCCGCTACGGGCAGGGCAAGGACACCCGCTACGACCTGCGCGAACTCCCAGCCGCTACTGACGCCGGCCCAGGCCGCGTGCCAGAACTGCCAGAAGGCTGCGCTGCCGCCTAACCTCCGAACTCCCTGCGTGATAGCCGACTTCCCCGTCGTGGCCGCAGGGGTCGCCGCCCGTCTCGAGGGTGGCGGGCTAGGTGCCGCGGCTGCCACCCCCCGGACAGTCGCGGCACCGTCAATCTCCGAAGGCGGGTGCCGTGAACGACTGCGCGTGGTGCGGACATCGCCTGCCCGAAGACATGGACGGCGAGTACTGCTCCACCCTGTGCGCGATGCGCGCAGCCCGCGCCGACGATGCCGAGATGACCATGGTCACCGACGAGAGCGGGCACATGCTCGAACTCGACGGAACGGCCGGACCAGTCCCAGTCGACGACAAGGGCGACGTCTATACCGACCGCTTCCGGTGGCTGGTCACCGAAATGCGGGTGGCGGAGTGACTGGCCAGCCGACCCTGAACATCGAGGCCCTCACCCGCCTCGACATGCGCCCTGACGAGATCCTCGCCGTCACCCTCGGCGTACCGGATCTCACCGTCCAGCAGTGCGCCGAGGCCCAGGAGTGGCTGACGGAGTGGCTCGCTGAGCACGGCCAGCCCGTCGCGGGCGTGCTCGTCCTTCCCCAAGGCAGCCAGCTCGCCGCCATGCGCGTGCCAGAGCCGGTTGACATCGAGACTCCGGCCAACGGCATCAAGGCCACACACCACGTGACCTTCGAGGCCGACGAGATCAAGAAGATCCGCGATGCCGCCCACGCAGCAGGCGCAACCACGGTTACCCGCTACCTGCACGACCTCGCGGTGGCGGCCAGCCACGCTCCAAGGGTCAACGTCGACTTCACCGGCACTGACTGGACCGACGAGCAGATGGACCAGTTCATCCGCGAGTACACCGAACGCATCCGCCGCGAACCCCCGCGCCAGCACTGAACCACCCTCACCCCCAGGAGTCACCATGAGCGCCCAGATCATCGCCGAAGCCAAGGCCCTCCTCGCCGAGGCCGGCGCCAAGCTCGCCAGCGTCGAGCACAACCTCGCCGACAAGATCCACGCCCTCGTCGCCGAGCTCACCGGCCAGGCCCACACCCTGGAGCAGGAAGCCGTCGCGGACGGCCAGCAGGTCGCCCACGACGCCAACGCCGCGATGGGCCCGGTCCTCGCCGAGGCCGAGAAGGACGCCGTCAAGGTCGAGTCCGAGGCCGCAGCCGACGTCCAGGCCGCCGTCGCCGACGCCACCCAGCCGCCGGCCGCCAGCTGACCCCAGCCATCTGCGCCGACACCGGAGAGGGGTGAGCGGTGACACTGCCCCTCCCCTGGACCACCAGCGGACCCGTCGGCTCCCAATGGACGCAGTCGTTCGACTTCCCCACCACCGACCTGTCGACGCTGACGTTCGAGTTCGTGCTCCGCACCAGCGCCCAACAGGCCGGAACACCCGCCGCGCGGGTGAGCAGTACCGGCGCTACGGCGAGCGGCTACATCACGGTGACCCCTTCGGCGGGAACGGTCATGGTGGTCCTGTCGCCGACGGCGACCGGGGCACTCACGCCCGGCCAGAACTACGCGCTCGCCCTGTGGGCTGATCCCGGCCTGAGTGACGCCACGGTGTGGGTCGAGGGCATCTTCACCGCGAAAGCCGTTGCCGCGCCGTGAGAGGGGTGACGCGCCATGCCTGACGTGATCATCTCCCCCACCGGCGTGCAGGGCCCGCGCGGCAACAGCGTCCTGAATGGCCACGGCGCCCCGGCTTCTTCGCTGGGCGTGGACGGGGACTTCTACGTCGACAACACGACCCCGACCGCGCTGGTCATCTACGGGCCAAAGACAGCCGGTGCGTGGGGCAGCGGGCAGCCGTTCGGCACCTCTGGGGTCACGTCTGTGTCCGCTGCGGACACCTCCATCGTTGTCGGCGGCACAGCCTCTGCGCCGACGCTCCACACGGCGACGCTCGACGTCATCGCCGCGGACCGGCCCGCCGCGGCGGACTGGTCCAACAACGGCCACAAGATCACGTCCCTTGCGAACGGCACCGCCGCCAGCGACGCTGCGGCGTTCGGGCAGATCCCCGCCACGCCGTGGCTGTTCAACGTCGCCAACTACGGAGCGGTCGGCGACGGGCAGTTCGTCACCGACGGCGCCATGAGCAGCGGCTCGGCCGTGCTCACGTCCGCCAGCGGCAAGTTCACCAGCGGCGATGTCGGCAAGGCCGTCATGGTCAAGGGCGCCGGCGCGACCGGAGTCACCACGCTGGTGACGACGATCGCGTCGTACCAGTCCGCCACCCAGGTCACGCTCACCGCGTCGAACGCGTCCGGCGGGGCCGTGTCCAGCGCCCTGGTCATGTGGGCGACCGACGACACCACGCATATCCAGAACGCGATCAACGCCGCCCTCGCCTACGCCGGGACGCACGGCTCCGCGACGGTCTACCTGCCGACCGGCTCCGGCCTCTTCTACGGCATCGCCGGCGCCCTCGTCACCGGCACGACGACGAAGGGCAACAGCCAGCTGACGTTGGGCGCCCCGGTCTCGACCAGCGGCAACAAGACGATCCTCAACATCGAGGGCGTCGCGAACGGCAGCGGCCTGCAGCACTGGCAGCAGCTCAACCCGCAGCTTGGCGGCAGCACGTTGGTGAGCTTCGGTGTGTTCGCGAACGCGACCGCGCAGACGAACAGCATCAACGCGAACGGCAACGCCGCCGTCATCGGCGGGCCCGCCCAGCCGGCCGGCTACGGCCAGTCTCCCGGCCTGTTCTCGAACATGCTGGTCACCCTGCGGAACCTCAGCATCCTGACGACGCACAGCTCCAACGGTTTCACCTACACTGCCGCGGACTTCAGTGGGATCGCCGAGGCGAACCTGGAGAACATCGCCTACGGCACCACCGGCTCCGTCGCGGCAGGCGACTACTCCAACCCCGCGACGTTCGGCTCCGGGCTGGCCATCGGCCTGTTGATGCCCGCGAACGGCAACAACGACAACAACGTCATTCGAGGCCTCTCGGTGCACGGCGGGTACACCTACGCCCTGTTCGCCACCGAGCACACCGTCATCGACCGGCTGTGCATCCTTTACTGCTGGGCCGCGCTGTGCGTCGTAGGCGCGTACTTCGGCAGCGTGGGGTCGGTTCACGGCGTCAACGTGGTGCAGGCGTCGATCGAGCAGTGCTCCAATATCGTCTATGTGATGGGCGCGGGCTCGAACGGGATCGGGCCGTGGCTGTACGCAACTATCAGCACCGAGTCGGGTGGGCCTACGTTCTCCGGTTCGTCCGCGGTGGCGATGAACGCTGCCTTGGGCACGGTCACCCTGACCGGCGAGTTCACCGTCTCGGGCGTGAACGTGACCAACCCGACCGGCCTGAAGATCGTCAACGGGCAGTCGGCGTACCCCGTCACCGCGATCAACAGCAGCAGCCAGACGACCTACACCGTGTCGGTCGTCGACCAGACCATCCTCGTCGACACCACGACAGCTGCCGTCACCGTGACGCTCATCTCCGCCGCCTGGACCCCCAACACGTACACGATCGTCAACACCGGCACCCACGCCCTGACGATCGCCACCACCGGCGGCCAGACCATCAACGGCGCCTCCACGCTCGTCCTCTCAGCCCAGTGGCAGAGGGCCACCGTCGCCCCCGCGCGCGTCAGCAGCGTCTGGGGCTGGTACCAGACCGCATAGGCGGAGGTGAGCACGTTGGCGCGCACCGCTGGACACTCCCGTGCCGAGCTCGCTCAGGTCGCCGAAAGGCGCGCGAAGCTCGTCGAGTACCGCCGCCAGAAGCGCCCCTACGCCGAGATCATCGAGGAGCTCGGCTACAAGAGCGTGCAGGCCGCCCGCCGCGACTTCACCCGCGCCGTCGAGGCCTCCATCGCCCGCCAGGACGTCAGCGTCGAGGTGTATCGCGAGGAGCAGCTCGGCGAACTGGAGTACCTCGCCGAAGAGGTCCACCGGATCTTCCGCGAGGAACACTTCCACGTCTCCGCGTCCGGACGCATCGCCACCCACCCCGACACCGGCCAGCCGCTGCGGGACCGGCAGCCGAACCTCGCCGCAGCCGACCGCATCCTGAAGATCGCCGCGCAGGTCGCCAAGCTCCGCGGCCTGGACTCGCCGACCCGCGTCGAGGGGGTGTTCACGATCGATGCCCTCAACCAGGCCATCATCGACGCTGAACAGCAGCTCGCCGCTCTTGGCGACGAAGCTGGAGATGCTGACCCGCCTGCGTGAACTCCAAGAGGAGATCGAACGCCGCCGCATCGCGCGGAGGGCCCGCGGCCCGAAGTGGCAGACCCCTGGCGAACTCGCCGCGCTGGTCGACGGCACCACCGTGCAGACGCCGGCGCTGGACCTGATCGACCGCGAGATCATGTGGGCGTACTCCACCCCGGGTGCCCGGCTCGCGATCAGCGTGCCTCCGCAGGAAGGCAAGTCGAGCCGCGTCACGAAGATCGGCACCCTGTGGGCGCTCGCGAAGAACCCCGAGCTCCGCATCGCGATCGTCTCCTACAGCCAGCCCCTCGCAGAGGGCTTCGGTCGGGACATCCGCAACTGGATCACCACCAACAACGGCGACGAAGGCACCTTCGACATCGGCCTGCAGATCGCCCGCGACTACGGCTCCGCGAAGCGCTGGCAGATCGCCGGCCACCGCGGCGGCGTCGTGTGCGTCGGCATTGGCGGAGGCCTCACCGGCAAGCCCGCTGAAGCCCTCGTCATCGACGACCCCTTCGCGGACAAGGACCAGGCCGACAGTGGCTACTACCGCGACCGCGTGTGGGGCTGGTGGCAGGCCGTCGGCTCCACGCGTCTCGCCCCGGGCGCGCCGGTGATCCTCATCAACACCCGCTGGCACGAGGACGACCTCACCGGCCGGTTCCTCTCTGCGGAGGACGGGCACCGGTGGCGGGTCGTCAACATCCCCGCCCTCGCCGACCACGACCCTGCGAAAGGCGAGACGGACCCGCTCGGCCGCGAACCCGGTGAATGGCTGGAGTCCGCCCGTGGGCGCTCCGACGCCGACTGGGAAGCGATCCGGATCCAGGCCGGCTCCCGGGTCTTCAACGCGCTCTATCAGGGGAGGCCGTCGCCGGACTCCGGCAACGTGTGGCAGCGCCCCTGGTGGCGCCGCTACCAGACGCCGTTGTGGTCCCAGCACCCCGACCGTGCGGACGCCTACCTCGTCGAGGAAGCCGACGAGCTGGTCATGTCGTGGGACATGGCGTTCAAGGACACCAAGTCCTCCGACTACGTCGTCGGCCAGGTGTGGGCTCGCCGCGGTGCGAGCGTGTACCTGCTCGACCAGATCCACAAGCGCCTCAGCTTCACCGACACCGTGACAGCGTTCAAGGCCCTCGCCGCCCGCTGGCCGCAGGCGACAGCGAAGTACGTCGAGGACAAGGCCAACGGCACCGCCATCATCGACACCTTGCGGTCGTCGATTCCGGGCATCGTCGCCGTGTCGCCGACCGAGTCGAAGTACGCCCGCGCGAACGCCGTCGCCCCGCTCCTCGAAGCCGGGAACGTGCACCTCCCCGCCCCGGGCATCGCGCTGTTCGACCCGGAGGAGCTCGTGGACGAGGCCGCCGGATTCCCCAACGCGGCACACGACGACCAGGTCGACGCCACCAGCCAAGCCCTCGCCCAGCTACTCCTCGACGGCTCCGGCGCCCAAGCCTGGATCGCCTACGCCCGCCGCAAGGCCGAATCGGTCGCGCAGCCCCAGGTGCCCCCGGCAGAGGCCACCGAGCCTGCCCCGGCCCCCGTCAGCCCCGCAGACGCGCGCCAAGCCGCACGCAACGCCGCATACCGAGCCCAGCAACGCTGAACCGTGAGGGGGTTGCTGTGCCCGACCCTCGCCGCCTCATCAAGACGTACGGCACCAACGTGCCCGCCGAGATCCGGGCCGGCGAAGCCACCGCAGGCATGACGCCGGCGTCGCCGTTCTCCCCCGGGACGCCGATCGGCCCCTACGACGGGTACTCGCGCACGCCGCGCACCGAGAACTTCGTCACCGGCTACAACATCGGCACCCGCCCGCGTACCCACGAGCGGATCTCGTTCGACACCCTGCGCGGCCTCGTCGACTCCTACGACATCGCGCAGATGTGCATCTGGCACCGCATCGACTCGATCCGGTCCCTGGACTGGTCCCTCGTTGCGAAGCCCGGGTACGGCGGTGACGTCTCCGACGCCATCGACCTCGGCATGAAGGTGCTCGCCAAGCCCGACGGGCAGCAGCCTTTCGCTTCGTGGCTCGGCGCCTTCCTGTACGACGTTCTCGCCTATGACGCCGGCACGCTGTACCGGCTCCGGAACCGGCGCGGCGACGCGATCGGTCTGCGCCCGGTCGACGGGACGATGATCGCCCCGCTGCTGGACTACTGGGGCAACAGCCCCGAGCCGCCCGCCGAGGCCTATGTTCAGTACGTCAACGGGCTGCCGTGGAACTGGCTCACCCGCGATGACCTGATCTACCAGCCGTTCCGGAAGCGCCCCAACTCGCCGTACGGGCTGGCGCCGCTGGAGACGATCCTCCTCAACGCCAACACCGACCTCAGGTTCCAGGCGTACTTCCTGCAGCGCTTCACGGACGGGAACATCCCGTCCGCGTTCGCCTCGGCCCCGGAGACGTGGACGCCGGACCAGATCGAGGCGTTCCAGACGTACTGGGACACCTGGCTTCAGGGCGACCAGGCCGCGAAGGCGCAGATCAAGTGGATGCCCGGCGGCGGCAAGATCGAGTGGTCGAACGAGAAGGACTTCCAGGACCGCTTCTCGCTGTTCCTCATGCGCAAGACGTGCGCGGCGTTCCACGTCGTCCCCTCTGACATGGGCTTCACCGAGAGCGTCAACCGATCCTCGGGTGAGTCCCAGGCCGACGTGCAGCACCGCATCGGCGACCTGCCCCTGATCCGGCACGTCCAGCACATCCTCACTGGCTTCCTGCAGGACGACCTCCACCTCCCCGTCGACTTCATCTTCGACCTCGGCGAAGAGCAGGCAGACCGCTTGGAGCAGGCCCAAGCCGACAAGATCTACATGGAATTGGGCGTGATCGGCGGCAGCGACATCCGCGAGATGCGCTACGGCCTCCCCGAGCCTGACGGGCAGCCCATGCCCCGTTTCGTGTTCACCACCCATGCCGGCCCGATCCCTCTCGCGTCGCTGTACGCGGTCGCCGGGGATGTCGACGAGGAGACCGCGGCGCCCGAACCCGGTGCGCCGCTGCCGCACACGGTGTTCACCGGCGCGGAAGGCGTCACCCCGACACCGCCAGCGAAGGGCGAGCCGCTCGCCGAGCAGATCTACGGCCTCGACGCGATGCCGCCCGCTCCCCCGCCGCAGCCTGTCACCCCGGCTCCGGCCGAGGTGGCGAAGGACGGCCCGACTGCGGGGATCACCGCAGCGACCGGCATCACCGGCTACGACCTCGTCACCGAGCACGACGATGAGGACGAGCAGGAGCCGGACGAGGACCAGCGCCAGTTGGCCAAGTCGGAGATGCTCGCGTTCCGGTCGTTCCGCAAGGCCCGCCAGAAGGCCGGGAAGTGGCGCGACTTCACCTTCCATGCCGTCGACCCGGTCCATGCCCGGCGCCTGAACCAGGCCGGGCGCGCTGCGGTTCGCAAGGCCGCGGGCGAGATCGCCGTCGCGGGCCTCGCGGTCCGCGCCGCGGACACGGGTCGAGTGCTGATGCTGCAACGAGCCCTCGACCCCGAGGACCCCGCGGCGGGCTGCTGGGAGTTCCCCGGGGGGCACCTGGAGGGCGACGAGTCGCCCCTTCGAGGCGCCTGGCGTGAGTGGGCAGAGGAGGTCCACCTCATCCCGCCGCCCGGCGAGCGCACTGGCTCCTGGACCAGCCCGAACGGCGTCTACCAGGGCATCGTCTGGACCGTCGACAACGAGGACGCGGTGCCGCTTCTGGACCGTGACCAGGTCGACAATCCCGACGACCCGGACCAGGACGCCGTGGAAGCCATCGCCTGGTGGGATCCGGCGCTCCTGGCCGGCAACCCCGCCGTGCGCCCGGAGCTCCTGGCCGACCTCGACCAGGTTCTCGCAGCTCTCGACGTCGAGCCGGTGGAGAAGGCCAGCACGGGAAAAGATGATGCCCCCGACGAGGGGGCGTCCGAGGAGTGGCCCGGCTGGGACACGGACGAGGACACCGCCCGCCACTGGGCGCACGTCCTCGCCGACGCTCTCGGCACGGCGCTCACCGTGGATGCCGCCGAGCAGCTGGTGGCGGCGTTCCTGGCCGCACATCAGGGCAACCCGAGCGGGCTCGACCAGAGCGAACTCACGGATGCGGCAGCAGAGTGGCTGGCCGGGCAGCAGCTCGACCTCGACACCCCGATCGCCGACGTCCTGCCGGGCATGTGGACCGACGGCTACCTCGTCGGCCTCACCTCCGCCCACGCCGCGGCCAGCTGCAGCCGGGCGGACCGCGGCGGCTGGCAGCCCGGCGACACCACAACCGCGGATCAGGTCATCGACGAGCAGCAAGCCCGCGACGGCCTACTGCCGATCCTGGCCGGCTCCGCTGCGGACGCGTCCGGCATCGCATCGACGCGACGTCACGACATGGCCCGCGAACTCGCCCAAGGCCTCCTCGCCGGGGTCGCCATCAGGACGATCAGCCGGTCCCTCATGAAAGCCCTGACGAGCATCGACAAGGCGCTCGCCGTGGCCATCACCGAGATCACCCGATCCTCCGGGCTGGCCGCCCTGTTCGGCTACCAGCAGCTCGGCGTCCAGCAGGTTCGGTGGGCGCTCGACCCCGGCAGCAAGACCTGCCCCCGCTGCATCGCCAATGCGGGCGCCGGCCCGGTGCGGCCCGGTGCCGCCTTCCCCAGCGGCGACTCTTACCCGCCCGTCCACCCCCGCTGCAGGTGCAGCGTCGTGCCCGCCTAGGAGGTGCTCATGGCCGAAGAGGCTCGATTCGTTCTCGGCCTGGCCTACCAGGCGGGGCGCGACCCCCGGATCGCGAAAGGCGCCGACGGCGGCCGGGACTTCTTCACCGCGGAGGAGCTCGAGAAGGCCTGCTGGTCCTTCCTGCCTGGCGGCGCGGAGGTCGGCCTGTTCCACGCCGACGGCACGACCGGCCACATGACCGTGACCGAGTCGTACATCTACCGCGGCCCGGACTGGGAGCAGCCCGACGGAACCGTCATCAAGGCTGGCGACTGGCTGGTCGGCGGAATCTGCGACGAGGTCGCCTGGCGGCTCGTCAAGTCCGGCAAGGTCAACGGCTTCAGCCCGCAGGGCATGGCCCGGCGAATCCGACCGAGGAGTGAGACATGACGGACGTACTCGGCGACGACACCGAGTTCACGGAACTGGTCGACGCCAACGTGCCGCGTGTCGACCTCGTTGGGATGCCAGCCAACGGCGCCCCAGGATTCCTGCTGCTGAAGCAGGACGAGCAGGCCGGCCTGATGCCGCCCGACGCGATCCGTGAACTGATCGGCAAGTCCGCGCCTGAGCCCCCGGAGGAGACCGTGACGATGACCGGGACCCCTGGGGCGATCGCCAAGCTGATGCACGAGGCCGCCGTGCGTGCCCGCCACCGCGACGAGGTCGAGAAGGCCAAGTACAACGCCGAAGAGCTGCGCCACATGGCCGCCACCGGCGCCGCCATGGACGACGAGTCCTACCCGATCGCCGATCGAGAAGACCTCGACCGCGCGATCCGCGCTGTCGGCCGCGGCGGCTCCTCGCATGACGCGATCCGACGGCACATCATCCAGCGCGCCGACTCCCTCGGCGCCTCCTCCGAGATCCCCGACAACTGGAACAAGGACGGCAGCCTGAAGGGCGACGTCGCCAAGGAGATGGACATGGACGACGACGCTCTCGACGCGACCACCGCGCTCGCCGAGCCCGAGGACGACTACGCGGGCATGGACACCGACCCCGGCTCCCCGGCGTGGGAGGCCGTTGACGCGGCGACAGCCCGGAAGTGGACCGCGATCCTCGCCCGCGCCCAGCACGCCATCGAGATGCTCGCTGACCGGGAGATGCTCGAAGCCGCCGCCGGCGACGAGGACGACGCCATGCAGGCGTTCGACCTGCAGGACGCCTGCTGCGCCCTCGACTACGCCATCAGCATCCTCGCGCCGTTCGCCGTGTCCGAGCAGGCCGAGGCCGAGTGCCGCGAGGAGATGGCCGCAGTCGGCAAGGCCCTGCAGGGGTTCGACGCCGCCCCGCTCGACACCATCGAGGCCCTCGCCACTGTCACCAAGGCCGGCCGGGTCCTGTCCACGGCGAACGAGGCAGCGATCCGCGGCGCAGTCGAGTCCCTGCAGAAGGTACTCGCCAGCCTGCCGCAGGCGCCCACCACCGAAGACGTCGCGAAGACGGCCAACGAGGAGCCCACCATGCCCGAGCCCACCACCTCCGCCGACACAGTCGAGGCGCACGGCGGCGAGCCCGCCATGGGCACCCAGCAGGCCGACTCGCAGCCCGTCGCCGGCCAGCCAGTCACCGAGATGGAGAAGGCCGACGGCGACAAGCCCGAGATGATGGCCGTCTTCAACGCCAGCGGCAAGCTCGTCGGCATCGTCGACCCGACCAAGGTCACCCCGATCTCCGGCGCTGACGCCGTCGAGGACGAGGGCGACGACAGCGCTGACAACGCGTCCGACGACAGCGGCGACGCCGCCCCCGAGACCACCGACCTCACGCCGCAGCCCGCAGCCGAGGCCGGAACCCCCGCCGACGCCGTCCCCACCGAGGACGACGACGAGCAGGTCACCAAGTCCACCCAGACCGACACCAACTCGGAGATGACTCAGAGCAGCTTCCTGGAGCTGGTCAAGAGCGCGCTCGCAGAGCATGCCGCCACCCAGACCGCACAGATCGCCACCACCGGCGATGCGGTCCTG